GTCAGCAGCACAGCATCCATGCTGATGCTACGGCTCAGAGCTTCAGTGCCTTGCTTGTCGGTGTAGAGCTTGAAGGCGCAACCGACTTGGTTCCGCTGCAGCACGTCCTCGACCATGCGGTTGCTCAGTGCTGCGTCTTCGTCGGTGACGTAGACGGTAGCGGTGCCGTTACCATCCGCGAAGCCAGGAATGTAAGCGCGGAACGGAGCGTATTGCGTACCGACTTGACCGATGGTGGTCACGTCGATTTCAGAACGGCTGATTTCAAAGCTCCATGATTGAACTTGACCGACAGCAGCGTAATCTGCATAGGCAACCTGGAACTCATTAGGAGCGTTAGCAGTACCATCATCGGTGATGGTAATGCTAGCGCCACCAAGCGTGGCAGAAACTTGCAGCACGCCAGTAGCAGCAGCGTAAGCAATGACGTAGTAGGTAGTGGCTGCGGTAATTCCAGCAGGCAGGGTGCCGGAACCGGAGCCGCCGGTTTGAGAATTGACGACGCTGAACACCACAGGATCACCAACCTGCAGATTCAGGTAAGGCTGCACTGTGATTTCATCACCAGCAACGCTGACGTTAGACTCACCGAACGTGCCGGTGGTCCCTGCGGGCTTGTAGTAAAGAGCGCCGGACGTACCGGACAGAACGGTGACGGCCATGATAGGGAAATGAATGAATGGCTAGTGTCAGTCTACATACCCTGTGAAGGTAATAATCAGTTCAGTTTGGAAGTAGGCAGATTCTGGTTCCGATGGCGTGATGACGTTAGGGCCTGATGCGGCGTCGAAGATAATGCTAGATACGGTTCGACGGTCAAATAAATCTTTGATGCGTTCTGCAATGGTGTAGTTTGCTGCTGCACCGACACCAACAGGCGTGAAGATGCCGATGGTGATTAGGCCGTTTTGCCGATTGAAGCCAACGCTAGGCGCTTGCAGTGTGCCGTAGTTATTGTCGCCAAAGGTTAGTTTGACTTGAACCCACGGCAGGTTATTCGGCGGTGTGAACGGTACATTTTCGTAAGCTACCGGATACGATGGCGCCGATGCCATTTCAGTGGCAATGCGGCCTTCGATAGCAGCGCGGATGTCGTTGTAGGTGCTGGTCATGATTCTCTGCCAATGCGACTGGCGTTATTTTGAATGAATGTTTGAATGTCCTTGGCGACCATGTACGGAATGTAATTCTGCTGGATCTGGTTGCCTTTTGATCGCCAAGTACCATTCCATGATGGTGGCAGATTTTTGCCGGTCAGCACAGGTTCAGCGTATGGCAGGTTATTGTGCACGCTGTAGACGTTGCCGAGCCTTTCTTGCCCGTAGTTAATCCGGCTTGGTGGTGTGATGCCGCTTGAGTATTGACCCTCGGGCTTGATGCCACCAGATGCAGAGTTTTCACCAATCTGCCAGCTAGCACGTAACCTGCCAGTATCAACGGGACTGGCTTCTTTTACCCTACGGTCAGTTTCAAATACCGCAACACGCAGCAGCTTTTCATACTGCTCTGAAGCGTAGTCACCGATCTGCGATAGCTTGATTTGACGTGCCATCAGTTTCGTAAGATCAGCTCATACGTGATCGGCTGGTTGTCCTGTTCAATCGTCGTCACACGAATCACTTGATGCACCACGCTACTGATCACGACTTTATCAGCGGTTGTTGGTGCCGCACTAACATCAGCCGCTGCGATCGTTAGCCTACGGTCACCAGCCAACACAAGGTCATTCACATCACGGGCGTTAACATCTTCGACGACACCTTTAACAGTAGTGTCACTGGTGCTTTCGCTAGCAGTGCCTGTAACGGGGTTGTAAACTCCGGTCGTTACCGTGCGGATGGTGGCATCACCACCAAACTTACTCATTAGCTTGGAAGCCGTCTTCCGTAGCGATCCAGCGAGTGCCATCAGACGCGATAAGCGATACAAGCACCATTCTGCAGCTTGATGCTAGTAAAAACACCAACGATATGAAATCCTGCTGGCATGGTCTCGCCATTCAGGCTATTGCCGGTGTAGTTCTCACTGACCAATGTGTCGATGGTGGTATTCTCGTAAAAGTCAATATGGCGGAATCGCCCAGTGTGCGTGGCAGTATCCGTAATGACTTCAGCGCCTAGCGTGTAGTCGGTTTCTGCGGACTGGCCGAATCCTTTAGACATGATCAGCTCCGTTTGACAGCGATGTTACCTGGTCCACTTATTCTAAGACCTGTCAGGTAGCGTTCAACCATTGGCGGGATCCGATCCGCACCAGTAGCACCGTACTGATTCGGCGTCACGTCTAGGCTGCCGATCTTGACGTTCTTGTAATCCTCCAGCCCTGACAGGCCGATGCCATCTTTGTTGTTGTTCAGGTAGACCGCTAGCGTCGCCTGCGCTTCTTGCACCTGCACGGGGATCTCATCATCGGCAAAGTAATCGGTGGTGATCCTGAACGGAAACCCAACCGCATAAGTGTTGATGTAGGTATCAGGCTTGCGGACACCAGTGCGTGGCCACTGCAGTGCTTGCGTATCAGTAGCCCTAGCACCTAGATACCGCTCACGATCCAGTCGTTGCGTTGCAGTATAAAGCGCACGATTCTTTTGATCCGTAGTAGCAGTACCCCATGCCACGACATCATCATTTTCAACCAAGCCATCAATGATCGTCTGCGCTGCTGCTAGCGTCAGATACGAGTTTGCGTCGGCTGCTCCCGGAGTTGCGACGATTGTGATTGCCATTGGGCTTGGCCTTAGAAGGTTTAGGTTGTGACGGTTCTACAGAAACGGAGGCCACTGCGTTAGCAGCAGCCTCACGTTCACGTAGTCGCCTAAATGCGAACAAACCCATCCTCAAGCTGCAGCAGCTTTCATGATGGCGAAGTTCAGCACGATCGCTTCACCAAGGGAACCAGCAGAAGCATTGCTAACAGTGATCTTAAAAGATCCAGCAGCAATGGTGTTGGCCTGCACGAGGTAAGCGCCAGCAGTACCAGCAGAACCGTGGTTCACGAGTACCACATCACCAGCAGCCGCAAAGCTGTTGGTCACGGTGAAGGTCACTTCAGCACCAGCAGCAAGAGCCGCATCATGCATAGTGATCTGACCGCAGGGCTGGTTCAGAGTCACACCAGTAGCTTTGCTGGTGGCTTGGGTCACAGCGCCGCCAGAGACGTAGCCGATTGCCTTGCCAGCAGTAGCTTCAAAAACAGATGCCATCGTTAGGGTCCTCCTCAGTCGAAGTTGGAGACGTTGGTGGCACGCACGATGCCGATGTTCTTCAGCTCATACACCTTGGTCCAGTTGCCAACGGTTTCGAGCTGAGCGCGAGTCGGGTTAGTCACCGAAGTGCTAAACCGTGAACCAACAGGGTGGTACACGTAGTGCAGGTCGATTGACATGGCATCGCTCTTGGCGAGGATGTCACGGTCGGTTTCGGTCTGCATTGCCATCTGCTCACCGGAAGCAACAGCGCCCTGGGTGAAGAAGTAGGTGGCATACTCGGTGCTAGCGCCAGAGCCAGTGGTGTTCACGTCATCGGAAACGATCACGCGAAGGCCCATGTAGGTCGGAACGCTAACCTCACCGCCATAAGCAGCAGCCATCGTGCCACCAGATTGGGTGGTGCTAGTGCCGCGAGCATCAGCAGTGCTGACATAATCAATGGCACGACGCTCAACCAGGTCGTAATAGACCTTAGAGTGCATTGCCACAGCGGTCAGCTTGTCACCCTGATCACCAAGGATCGCACGAGCTTGAGCAACGTGACGAGGAGACAGTGCAGTAGGAGTGTCACCAGACTCGGAGTCGATGCAAAGATCGAAGAATGCCGAGCTGCTGGTGTTGCTGTTCAGCGAACCGAACACGCCAGCAAGACAGGACAGGAGATCCTTTTGGCGCTGGTTGGCAACGTAGTCTGCCACTTTGGCACCGATAGCGGCCATTGGGTCGGAACCAGCAGCAAGAGCAGCAAGGTCACGAGCCTCAAAAGCACGACCACGGTGCAGGATCACGCCAACTTGCTTGTCAGCAGTGATTTTGCCGGGAGTCAGTGAAGAGCTGTCAGACAGCACTTCAAAGTCACCGGAAAGGTTGGCTTTCCAGAAGGGAACGTTGATGAAATCACCACCCTCGGTAGCATTCAGCTCTGCCATGGGCTGCACCACACCGGAAGCCAAGAAGGCATCACGCTGAGTGGTTTGCTCAATGACGTAAGGCGTAAATACCTCAGGGATGATGATGTCAGAGCGAAGGGTCGCCATGACTAATCCTCAAAGAATGGTTTACGGGATTGGGCGCAGCCCGTTGCTCAATATGGCGCAGCCTTCATGAGCGATGTTTTAATGTTAGCGCCCTGCTGCTGCTTTCATCCGATCGTATAGATCACGGTCGGTTTTGAACAGTCGGGATTGTTCGGTGAGATTAAAGGATTCTGGCAGGAAAGGATTTTTGACGCCTGCAGGGATTTCGGTGGTGCCGCGTCCTGCTGGTGCACCACCACCTTGGGGTTTAGGTGCCTTTTGCATCCATGCCGGAAGGGTGGCTTTTGCCCATTCGATAACTGGTGTGCGCTCATAACCATCTACCACGACGACGGTGCCATCGGCTTCGCGCTCGATTTTGTCCGCCTGCAGCTTGGTTTTAAGCACAAGGTCGGGATCATGCACGATATCGGCCAAGGCTGATACCGCAGGACTGATCAGCTCTAGCTCTCGGACTTTGGCTTCAAGTTCAGCAATGCGCTGGTCCTTTTCCGATGCCGCCTCACGGAACTGGTGCTCCAGAGCTTGTCGTGCTTCGGTGTACTTGCCTTCAGCTTCCAGTTTTGATTGTTCGGCTTGCCGCTTGAATTCCAGCAGTTCTTCCACATCCACACCATCGGGCACCTTTGACGCTTTGGATTTAGCAGAGCGAAGCTCAGCAATGAGTTCGCTGTTTTTGCGTTCCAGAGCTTCAATGCTGCGTTTCATCGCATCAGTATCGTGGGATACTTCAGCGGATTGCTGAGTTTGATCTTCGGACATTGTGTAGCGCAATTATTAATGATTGCCCTACCACTTTACCTTATCCGCCCAAAATGCAGCAGACATTTTGCCTTTGGCGATATTTTGTGCGTGTCGTGCCTTGAATGATCGCCGTCGAGCTGCTGCGGCCTTAGATTCGCCTTCGCGTGATGGTGATCCTGATACACCTTGCTGGCCGAAACGAATCAGCTTGATCTTGTCGCCTTCCTTGGCGAGTACCGCATGAGACTTGTTTGGATGGTTAGGCGTCCGTTTGGGCTTGTTGTAGCCAGCGAAGGTCTCACCGCGATACGTGATGCTCATCGCCGTTTTGGTGCTGGTTTTACTTCAGACTGTTTCTTTAGTACAGCATTGCCAGTTGATTCGGACTTGATCCGCACAATCGGGTCATCGTCACTGCCGACACGGGTTATGGTGCCACCGCTCGGTCCTTTGATGCTGGCACGCTTGCCGCCGATGCTAGTGATTACACCGAAGGTGCGTTTACCTTGGTAGGTCCAGCTAACACGATCACCGCGTTTCACTTTTTCTTGCCTCCTTTTTTGCCCATTGGCTTTTGCGGTTTTTTAGGGCCGGTGTATTTTGGCATGACGACGCTGCAGTTACATCTAGCCTAGCTACGTTTGCGGGTTGGCTTGCGTTTGCGGGTTTTACCAGCTTGAGCGTAGGCAATAGCTGCCGCTTGTTGACGGCTATAACCTTCTTTGATTAGTTTGCGAATGTTTTGGGAGATTGTAGGCTGCGAGCTACCTTTCTTGAGTGGCACCGTACCGTCTCCGTAGCTGCTCCAATGTTACCTCCGAGCCGTCGTCACGAACCAGTTTTGCCATTGCATCACGAGCACCATACTTACGTGCTAATAGCCTGAAATATGGCGCCTTGGTGCCGAGCACTTCTTGTTGACGTGCAGTGCCTTGATCTAACAGCCACTGACCGTAATTCGTATCGGCATCAACCATGCCACCCTTGGCAGCACGCTTGCCAGGTCGCGGTGGTTCAAAGCCTAACCCTTCGTAATCAATCTCTGGCACGATCGTTGAGCGGCACCCAAAATGCTGCGGTGGTTTTGGGCCTTTGCCATATTCAAATACTCTGCCGTCTAGAGCGCGGCAAATTGCTGATGTGCGGCTGTCTAGCGTTGCGACGTATTTATACTTCTTGGTGATGTCTTGATTAGCTTCATAAACGCGGTTTGACGCTTCGTTAGCAACTTGATTAACGCTAGTGCGGACGATGCTAACGACTTGATGGTTTGCTATTCTCGTTAAGTCCCCGCCAGCTTGCTGGATCTGTTTAACAGTCAGCAACTTTGCTGCTCGCGCTTGCCCAAGTGACAATGGTCCCCCATCACTGAAATTCAGTTCGCCTTTTAACCTTCGCGCTATATCTGCAGTTGGCTCACCCGTTAACAACCCTTGCCTTACAACCTGACTGAAGCGTTCAGCCTGCGATTCGGCTAAGCCGCGGAATGCTTTGGTTACTACTTCACCATTGGGTAGCGTGATCGTTGCACCTTGCCTTGCTGTCAGGCTAAATGCTGCAGGAGCACCTTCAACAGCAGCGAACAGATCATCCGATAGTGCCACCACGTTGATCTGCGTCGGGTCGGTAACGACAACCGACTGAGCAAACTGGGGACTAATCTCAACGCTGCGGACAATATCCCTGCCACCAGCAGGTAGCGCCTTTCGTAGCTGCTCCTCAACAAACTCAGACTGCAGTTCCGCCAAACCTTGCAGTTCTAATGCTGTAATCTCCGTGCTATCACCAGCCCACGTTGCTAGCGATTCTTTTAGCTGTGCCAAAATGGCACGCAGTCTGGCAGCTTTTACCGGAGCACGTAATTCGTCAATCGTCTGTAATTGATTGACAGTATCGATGATGATGTCGTTATAGGCATTGATGATACGACGAGCAACGCTATTGCTGTACCGATTAAGGTCAATCGCATTACGAAAAATCGTTGATACATTTGGCGGTAACGTCATTGGCTTGCATAGATACCAAGGCTTTCGGAGTTGTATTCAGTTTGGATTGAAACATCAGCACCAGCCTTTAATGCTTCCGCAATAACATTTGTGAATCCTGGCATCATATCTTCATCTTCTTCCAGCACTACTTCATCAACGCGATGTGGCTTGCCTTTGTGGTACCACGTCAACCTAACCAGCGCGAATACTTCTGGCGGTAACTCATGTTCGCAAACGTAAAGGATACGCTGCCGTTCTGGTTCTTGCGGAGCAGTTGGCATGATCCTATGCAGTAACCATCCCAGCATAGAAGCGATGCCCCAGCGGAAGCTGCACATCATGCTTAATTAGGTTGTGGTGATGGCTGATCCATGTTGATCAAGCCACCATTTTGTGTTGCTTCTAATTCTTCTTCGATGTCAAAGTCATCACCAAGGATTTCACCTTCGGCTAACTGATGAAGTAGCGTTTCTTGCGTGATAGTGCCAGCAGTGTAAAGCTGCAGCAGTGCTTGGATTTCCTGTGGTTCTAGTCTGCTGCCAAGGAAATCACGGTTAACGTAGCTGCTGCCAGCCTGCGATTCGCCTAAGAATTGTGCATGAAACTGTAGGCAATTGTCGATGGCATCCTGCATGTTCTGCGCGATTACCATCATCGTGCTATCACCTTGACTGCGGTCGATGCGTTTAGCCTCTGCGGTTTCGGCTGATAGCTTCTGGCCTAGCACAGCAGACAAGCCTAGTTCATTGATCTGCGATGCGATTTGATCAAGGCGTTTGAACTGTGCGTCGTATGACTTGCCATCGGGTTCGATGTACTCTGCACGACCTTCGGCGGGGAAAGCTAACGCTTCGCCTGGTCCTGCTGATACTTCTTCAGCGGATGATGGGAAGCCATAAAACGCCAGCATTGGCACGGCGCTGATGTGTAGCTGATTGTCTAGGTCAGATTGAACCTGATAAGCCTTGAGGTTTAGCTCTGCGATGTCCTCTAGCGGTGGTCGGGATTCTAATGTGTTGTAGCGGTTGGAATAGGCAACAGCGAATGGGATTTCCTGCAGGCTGGTGGTGCCTTCATCAACAATGCGGAAGTCGCCCTTTTTGTCGCGCTGGTGGATTTGGTATTGCCCTGGTGTTAGCAGTCTGATCTGCTCGACTTGTTCTTCACCGTATTCTGAATCTTCAGATGGCTTGATGATTGTTTCACGCAGCCTGAGTTGAGATAGCTTAGTAGCACCATCAACGGTTTCGGTGCGGAAGCCCAAGATGTCTCGCGGTGTATAACTGACCCAGTAGGGACGACCACCATTAGCAGGTGCGTCAACAAGAACGCCGATATGGCCGTAACGGATCATCTTACGAGCCGTTTCAAATGTCCAGGTGTTTAAATCATTGCCTTGTAGGTCAACGTCAAATAGCTGCTCGCGGATGGTATCGGTGACGTCGTTAAGGCGTACAGGCTTGCGGGTTAACATCCCAGCCAGCATCCGTTCAAGGCGTTGATAATACGGTGGGCAGACGGATCGTGCTAAGCGGTTATCGTAGGCGTCGTCGAGTTCACGTGGTTCTTGCGGAAGGTAACGACGGTGCTTGCGGCGCATACCGTAGGTGCCGGAAATCAAGTCTTCAATTAGCACCCAGTGTGGCTCTTGCGCGTACCAAGCGGTGTTTGGGTCATTGACGTTGGTGACAGCCCGCTGCGATTGCGGGCGATCGTAGAAGTTATAGCCAAATGTCGCGGTCATGCTGCTGCGGTCGATACTGACAGTTTAGGCGGGCAAATCAGTAAATCCTGATTCCGGTGCCGCGCCCAGCGCCAGCATGTAGCGGGTTAAACTCACGCCACACCAGATACCCAACAGCATCGTTCATGTGGTCATAACCTGCATCCTTATCAGGCTCGCCCTTCTCGTTATAGCTCTGTAGCTCCAAGCACTCAATCAACTTCTTGCATCGTCCGTCAACTTGCATCCTGATTTCACCTTTCCCATTTTCCAGCAGAGCTTGAACAGCAGCCACGCGATCACGAATGGGAGGGTTAGCCTTCGGGCTTTGGTTTGACATGCCATAACTCTCAAGGATCTGGATGTCGGTTTGCGTAGCGTTTGTTGATCGTGCTGCTCCTGAAGCATCAGGATAAACGTAGATCCTTCGGTCTGGGTATCGCCTGCGGATTTCTTGCGCCAGTGCATCG